ACGCTTCACCCCCTGTTGAAAAGTTACGAGCAGAGGCAACAGTTTTAAGAACTCTGTCAACGCTTCAAAATGCATTAGTTCAGGCAGAAGATTGCAAACGTCAGCTCGATGAATTCTTGGCGATCGTAAATGAGCTTCAAGATTCTGTTCGTGCGAAATATCCAGAAGGCATTGAACAAGCTGAACCTGATAATTGGAAAGCAGTGACCGAGTACAAAGCAGCGATTCAAGAAGTCACAGGAGTGAATCAACATTTGAATCATATGCCGCTACATCAGCAAGCAAAGGCCGCGTTAGGCGTAAAGCTTGGGAAACCTGAACTTGTTACTTGGTATGCAACAGAGAAAAATTTAAAAGATCGGTCGCCTGATGGAATACGGGCTGCCTTAAAACTGGAGAAGAAGCCACATGAAAAGCTATTGGATGACCCCGACCACGCAAGACCCTAGACAGTTCACGGGTCTTAGTCCGACGTTTATTATTTTCATGACAACAGGTGGGACATTTTTGACAGCGCCCGCAATCACCGAGCCTGGTGTTTCAACGGGGCTTTATAATTGGCAGTACGGCACAACTCAATCAATCGTTTTCACGATCGACGCTGGTAGTGCGGTGAGTGCAGCAAATCGATACATCACTGGCACTATGGACCCTGTCGATGCAGTGGATGAGAAAATTGGTTTCGGTTCGGATTCATTTGGATCGACTCTTACAGACCCATCTACACTTTTTGGATTTGCGAAACGTGCTCAAGAGACAGCTGAAGGTAACGCAAATTTCAACAAGTCGACACAAGTGTGGTCAGTGTCTTCTCGTGGGTCTTCGACGCTTTTGTTTACAAAAACGCTTTCCAATACTGCTTCTGAAGCAAATAAAGCTTGAAATAGTTAACTAGACTTAACAGAATTAACATTGTTAAGGAGTTAACAAAGGAAATGAAGTCAAGTCTATCACTTCACCTTATTGCTAAGGATGAAGAGCATAATTTAAAACCATTAATTGAATCAGTAAAAGACGTAGTCGATGAGATCTATCTGACGGACACAGGCTCAACAGATGGAACCATAGAACTCGCCAAATCTTTAGGTTGTGAGGTTTCTCAATTTAAATGGATCAACGACTTTTCAGCCGCAAGAAATTTCAATTTTCAGTTTGGAAAAACCGATTACCAGATGTGGCTTGATTGCGATGACTCACTAAAAGACGCGCACGCGTTTAAGCTCTGGCGTGAAGAGCTCATGCCGCTTGCTGATTACCATCTTGCAACTTACCACTACGCAAACGTTGAAGGTGTGCCGACGTGTAGTTTCTTACGTGAGCGAGTAATTAAGCGCGATAAGGGTTTCAAATGGGAATACTTTCTACACGAAGGAATTAAGCCCGTTGGAAACGGACCGATCCGTCAAGACGTTGCAAAAACTTGGAGCGTTTGGCATCGAAGATCTGAAGCAGATTTAAAAGCAGATCGCTCAAGGAACCTCAACCTATTCCGCGGGAGGGAAAGACTGCTTGATGCTAGAATGACCATGTATCATGCAAAGGAACTATTTGAATCTGGTTTTTTTGAGCAAGCAATCACCTGGATGAATAAAGCATTGACGATGCCGCTTGAGCTTCATGACAAGCTTATCGGATATCAATATCTTGCTTACGCTTTAAGTGCACAAGCTGCGGAAAATCTTGAGCTCGCTCAAAAATATGGCGACGACGCTTACAATCAAAACGCACTCAAATACATGGAAGAGGCATTACGAGTTTGTTTTGAGGGACTTTTGATCGATCCACACCGTGCAGAATTCTCGGCAACCATTTCAGATATTTATTTAAGAGTTCAGCAATTCGGAAAAGCAATTCCCTGGCTTTCAATGGCTAAGGCTGCAATCCCACAACTGGGAGCCGCTGCAAATGGAACGCTTTTTACATCTGATGAAGCGTATTCGAAACATCCTAGAACACAGCTTACAAAGGCTTACGCAAATTTAGGATTATGGGACCGGTCTAAAATTGAAGCGATTAAGCTTCATGAAAAACATCCTAGCGATGAATCAAAAATGCTTTTAGGTGAAATCAATAAAGCACTTAACTTTAATGTGATTTCAAAAGATGTAATCGACACTGACGACATCGTGATTTCATGTCCTCCGAATGCAGGTTTTTTTGAATGGGATGGAGAAGTGTACCGAGAGAAGTTTTGTGGTGGGAGTGAAACCGCAGCCGTTGAAATGGCTGAAAATCTAGCCAAAATCACAGGGCGTAAAGTTTACATTTTCAACTCAAGAAAAGAAGCGAAGCTCATTCATGGCGTTCATTACATTCCAGTCGGTGAGCTTCATGAATATTTTTCAAAGTTTAAACCGTGGCTACATATTGCTTGGCGCCACTCTACAAAGCTAACAGACGCGTTCAGTATTTTGTGGTGTCACGATTTATTCACAGCGGGCAGTGAGGCAATTGATAACTACAATTTTATCGCTTGCCTCACCCCGTTTCATCAACGGTTCACACAAGCTAAAATGGGGATACCTCTAAACAAAACGTGGGTAACTCGAAACGGGTTAAATCCTGAAAAATTTAAAATCGAAGCTGGTCCGCGTGATCCTTTTTCTTTCGTCTTTTCTTCGTCTCCAGATCGAGGATTAGACAGGGCCATGAGGGTGCTCGACCGAGTACGCGAGAAATATCCTCAGATTACTTTGAAAGTTCATTACGGTATTGAGCACCTTGAAAAGTACGGTCTTGGTGACATGCAAAAAATGCTTAAACAAATGATGGATGAACGCCCTTGGGTGAAATACATCGGCAAGACCTCGCAACCCGATTTGATTAAGTCCTTCAAAGAATCTGCCTACTGTGTTCAGCCAAGCGACTTCATTGAGACGTCCATGATTTCAGCAAACGAGCGACTTGCGTGTGGGGTTTATCAAATCATTCGTAACGTTGGCGCAGTGCAGGACACATTGAAGTGGGCATCAGAAAACAAAATGGCAGACCTCGTAGATAGCGACTGCATCACTGAAAAAGACCACGACCTCTATGCAGAGCGCGTGATTCAAGCGATTGAACAAGAGGCCTATAAGCGCGTGAGCTTTGATCCTGATCAAGTGTCTTGGGAGAAGGTCGCTTTGGAGTGGATAGAGTTTAGGAAGTCTCAAAAGCTATAATATTTGGGTGTTGCCAGCATCTTGATTAACTCCTTGGCGGCGACACTCAATGGGCACCAGGTGACTCGAAATGGATTTCGCGCCTGGTGTTTTTTTATTCATTTTTAAACTACAATAAAAAACATGGCCGTGAGTTTTGATGTGCAAATCGTGGGAGATGCGTTGAATACAAACGGGCTTGTCGCGTTCAATACCGTTGAGGGATTGGGTCTAAATACGTTTGGTTTTTTATGGCCAATCGATGGCATATGGGATGTGTGCTGTGACCCAACAACCGTCACCTGGGAGGATTGCGACTGTTAACCATTGAAGGGAAACAGGCGTGCAATTATCTGAAGCTAAAACTAGAGTTTCTGTCCTACTTGATGACCTAAATTTCGGATATCACACCGAAAGCCAGGTCACACAGTTTTTGAACGACGCTCAAGCAGAAGTTCAAAAGTACCTAATTCAAGCAGGTCAGAACTGGTACACCAAGTGCAAACAAACGTCACTTGTTGCGGGCTCATGCGAGTACTACTTGCCTAGTGATTTGCTGAAAGTAAACCGCGTTGAAGTTGTTACAGGTACTTCAAATTCTGTTGATCAAACGTATGTGCTTGAGCCTATCACTCTCAACCAACAAGATTTTTTTCCTCAGAATCGATCCGATCCATCATCGTATGTCATAACTAAAAATCGCATAAAACTGTTTCCAGTCCCTCAAATAGTTAGGACGATTAAATTGACTTACTCTTACAGAGTTTCGCCACTCGTTCTCGATACCGAATCGTTCGACGTGCCTGAAGAGTTTGAAGAAATGATCGTGTTACTTGCATTTAAAACGGGAGCGCTTAGAGACGATCGAAACACGTCTCAAATTGACGGTAAGATCGCCATGTATCTTACTTCGCTTAAACAAGCCGCAGCTGACAGGGTTCAACAAAAAGCCAGACGGATTGTTGTTACAGGAAACGATTATGATTCTGGAGTCTGGTTCTAATGCCTCAGTACAAAGCAAAACTAGAAGAGTACGCGCTACTTGGGGGGATAAATACCAAGGCAAGCGAATACGCCACAGGTCCTCAGGAAATGCTAGACCTTCAAAATCTAAACTTTTCCAAACCTGGTGCGCTTACAAAGCGAGACGGATCAACTCTTTACTTGGGCGCAACTGTAATCGGTAAAGTCACAGGACTTACTGAGTACGAAAAATTTGATGGTTCAAGTTTTGTAATCGCTTCAGCAAACACCAATTTGTACAAAGTGGATTCCACATGGAACACGATCAAGACAGGAATAAAAAACGATACAAATTGTGATTTTCAAACTTTCAATAACACGTTGTTTGTTGCAAACGGGACAGATTTTTTTAAGTTCAACGGGACATCAGATTCGCTGTTTTCGTTACCTCCTGGCATGAACCTAGGAGTTACGACAGCCGTAGGAGGAAGCCTAGCTGGCGGGACATACTTTATTTCTTACGGCTATCAAAATAATGCGGGATATTTTGGACCAACAGGAAACACGCAAATTGTTTCAATCTCTGGTGGAACGTTTTTATCGATTCAATATCTCGGTTTAACACTTCCTTCCGGTTACGGCATTAGCGCCTTAGCATTTTACAGAACCGCCGCAGGGAGCCCAAATCTTTTTAGAACATTTACAACGGGACAAACTACAAGCGTAATAGATTCAGGCGCGACCGCTTTGAGTGCTAACCCATCACCTCCTTACATTCATTTTACTTTTGCGCCAAAATATCTGTCGCTTTACAACAACCAACTGATGATGTCGGGTATGAGTTCTGCGCTTTCAACTGTTTTCTTTAGTGACATCGGAGAACCCGAAGGCGTCAGACCTGAAAACAATTTCGAGGTAAGAACCGAAGACGGCGACGAAATCACAGGGACCCTACCCTATAACGGGACCCTACTTGTATTTAAGAAACGAAGCTTTCACAAGCTAACAGGCGACAATCCTCAAAATTTCAGTTTGGGAGAAGTTTCAAATCAATATGGGTGCATTTCAAACCGGGCGATGCTTGTTTGGAATGATCAAGCCTGGTTTCTTGACTCCAAAGGGATCATGCAATGGAACGGCGCTAACATCGAATGCGTTTCAAATAAGATTGAACCCATTATGTTACGGATGAATGTTGATGCAGCTTTTCAGCAAGCAACAGCCGTTCATGATCGCTTAAATAACCAAGTGAAGTTTTCCTTTCCCGTGGATGGAGCACAGACCAACACCATGACAGTGGTTTACGATTACCTGGCTGACTCATGGACGACCGAGCTTGGTTACTCGCCATCAGTTAGCGCAATGATCAGAGGTTCAAAATCAAAACCCGTTCATTTTTATGGTGGATACACTGGAACTCTCCACGCGTTTGATCCGTCACTTCTAGGCGACAACGGAAACGGTATGACGTGCCTAATGAAGACACGTTTTTACAACGCGGGTTCAAACTCAATTGAAAAGCAATTTAGGCGTTTGTTTTTAGATACGCCCGCCGTGTCTGCAAGCGCGCCAATAACAATCAACATTCGTCAAGATTATGGTTCAAGCATTGTAGTAAATCGAACGATGTATCAAGCCCCGTTTCAGTCGCGTATTGATTTTGGAATTATGGCAAAAGCTATTTCCGTTGAGATCTCAAATTCAAACAACGACAAAGATCTTCAAATCAATGGATTCACGATTGAATCAAGAGAACAGAGGCGCGTGTGAAAATTACAAATGCAACAGATGTTGGAAATATTGTTTCGTTCGAAGATTTTAAACGTACTACTGCACCGTTATTTGATCAGGTGAGATCCGCAATTAATGGCGGAATTCAAATTGAAAATTTACGTGCAAAAACTTTCGTTGTCATAGTTGAAGCCGCTGACACAGACATTCAACTTAATCATAACTTGGGAGTGATTCCGGTTGGGTATTACAAGTTACAAGGTGACTCGATGATTCTTTATGACGGTGGCGTTAAGAGTTGGACAACAGAAAACATCTTTGTAAGAGCGAGTGCGGTAGGTGTCTGCACTATTTTGGTAATGGGGTAAGATATGGGATTTGGAAGTTTTCTTAAGACAGCGGCTGGGGCAGTGTTCAATCCAATAGGGACCGCGATTAGCGCAGCCGGTAAGGTTGACGATCCGCAAGCTCCTCCGCCAATTGATTCAGGTGTTGTTCAGCAGAAGAATCGGATGTTCGATCTCTACAATCAATTCAAAGAAAAACGTCCGCAGCTTGAACAAGGGGCAATGACCGCAGCGACTGATCAATCTAAAATGGATTTAGCTCAAAGGCTTTACGACACACGTGCGGGCGCAAATCAAAGAGGAATGCTTAACTCAGGTTTAAGAGCAAAAGCAGAGCAGGACGTGAGTGCTGATCAAGGCGGGAAGCTTGCAAAGACGTTAGCAGACACTCAAAAGAATTTCGCCGAGCAAGAGCAAGCGTTAGAGGACAGGGCTTTCAATGCTGGAGCGCAAACTCAGCAGCTCGAGCAAAATCGATTTAATGCTCTTTACGAAGCACAGATGAATGCAAAAAATCAACGTGCGCAATTTGCTCAATCACCTGTCGGCTTAATTGGCGGGCAGTTTAACGCTTTTTCACCTACGAAATTTTTGGGGTAAAAAATGGGATTACTTGATTTCATAAAACAAAAACAAATCACAGGCCCTTTACAGGATCTCATGGGAGGCCCGACAGTCAATCAGGGCTACGCTGAGCCAGATGCAGGCATGAACCAAATCATGGGCGCCCAGGCCAACAAAAACACGCTTGACCCTGTTGGAACTGCAAACCAACAAGCAGAACAAGCAATGCTGCAAGCGAAGCCTTTATACGATACACAATCGTATTCGGCATCGTATTTACCAGAAAGTATTCAAGCTGCTTTAAAAGATCGAAGCTCTCAGATGTATTCTTCGGATTTGGATCAGCTTAAAAAGCAATTGCGTGCCTTATCTTTTGGTCAAGCATCTGACATGCAACAAACTGGATTTTCGCAAGCTAAGCAAATGAACGCGATGACTCAAGGAAGAGCAGAAGCGCGCGCACGTTACGACATGGAACGAAGTGCGATCAAGCAAGGTCTCATTTCTAACATTCTAGGGACGGCTGGCATGGTTGGCGGAATGATTGCTGGGGGAATGGCAGGTGGCCCGATGGGTGCGATGCAAGGCGGTTCTTTAGGTTCACAACTTGCAAGCTTTGATCCTAAAAAAGACGGAGTCGCAGGCGGATGGCAGTCAGGATCTCAGGCATCGAGCATCGCAAGCGGCGGTCAGAGTTCAACACGAAATCAAATGTCGAATATTGGGTAAGGGGAGATAAAAAATGGCGCGCGAATGGGGTGAAGGTCTAAATAAGGGGTTGTTAAATTTTATCAACGCTTACCAACAGCAAAAGCAAATTACAGATGCGAATGAATTTCGAAATCAGCAAATGCAACAAGGTTTATTAGCACAGCAAGCTCAAGCAGAAAGACAGGCAGCACAAGACGCATTTGATCGCGAAAAATTTGATTACGCGAAACAACAAGATCAAGCCCAAATGGCTTTTAAAGAAAAAGAACTTAAACAAAAAGGTTTGATGCAAAGGCGTGGCCTAATTGACGAATTTGGTAATCCAGTTCCAAAAAAACGGCCATTACCAGCTGGGGAAATTCAAAACCTGGCCGATGCAAAAACCGCTTTAGATTCATTAAAAAACGTATCAGAAACGTTTAAAGCAAATCCTGATATGTTTGGCAAAACTCAAGGATTATGGAATCGCGCAACAGCTGCGGTCGGAATGAATGACGCTGCCGCTACTCTTCAATCACAGCTAAATTCTACTAGGCAAGTGGTAGGTATTTTTCTAGAAAAAGGCGTCTTAAGAAAAGAAGATGAAGAGAAGTACAAAAAGATGCTTCCAGAGGACACGGATACGCCAGAGGTCGCAGCTAATAAAATCGATATCGTTCATAGGCTTTTGAATAATAAATTGGCTGCACATTTGGACGCTAATAAACGAGGCGGATACGATGTCAGCGGGTTTGAAGGATATTTAGGCCAAAGCCCAGAAAATCCTTTAACAAAAAACGCTAAGCCTCCATCGGGAGACATGAAAATTAAACAAGCGGCACCGATGTCAAAACCTAAATCAGTAACGCAAAACGGACAAACCTATATACTCAACGAACAGACGGGGGAATATGAATAAACCAAAATTCGATCCTTCAAAACCGTTTTCAGTTGTTGGAGGAAAACCAAAATTTGATCCTTCAAAACCGTTCGAAGCAGTTGAAATGCCTGGTTCAACTTCATTAGATTTATCTGCCCCAGTAGGTCAAGAATCGCAGCAAGAAATGCTTGATCGAATGCAACTCGGATTTAAGCAAAATAAAGATCCAAACATTGGAAAGGCGTTCATTCAGGGTTTAGGTAAAGAAGCGACTCTTGGTTATCTGCCCGAAATTCAGGCCGGTGCTCAAAGAATGCTTCCAAATCCAACGGCCGAAGCGGATTTAAAATTGAAGGCTTTAGGAATTGAAGCACCTCAAGAGAATTTAACTCAACAATTTCGAGCGCGGCAGGAACAACTGCAAAAAGAAAATCCTGTAGCATTCGGAGCAGGACAAGCGGTGGGAATTGGGGGACAGCTAGCGGCTACATCTGGAGCGGCTAACGTCCTCGGTGCGGGCGGTTTGATTAAGGCGTCGCCTGTCCTTAGCTCTGTTCTTGAGTCTGGAGCAATGGGCGCGGCTTACAACCCAACAGAAACAAAAGATTCACGATTGAAATCCGGATTAATTGGGGCCGGAACCGCTGGCGTTTTAGGGTTGGCCGGAAAAGGTGTCGCGGCTGCTGGCGAAAAATTAGACGATTTTGGAAAATTCTTTTTAAGAAAAGGAATAGGGATCGAGGGTAAATCCGGCTGGGCTAAAGTTGCAAAAAGCGATTTAGATCCTGATGAGGTAGCGAGATTTGCTTACGACAAAGGCATTTTTAAAGAAGGCATCAAGGCCGAAAAAATGTTTGCTCAAGCAGAAAAAATCAAAAACGATATCGGCCAAAAAATTGGCGCTTTTAGCACAACCGCAGAAGGTCAGATTCCTAAATTTGACACGCTAGACATTGCAAATGATGTGATGAATTCGATTTCCTCGGAAGTTCGAGGCACTTCAAATGGGATCCAAATTGAAAAAGCGGCCAGAAACGAATTGGAAAATTTTTTAAATAAACCGGATAAGTTGCCGTTAACGGAAATCGATGAATATAGGCAGCAAATTCAAAAACAGATTTTAGGAATCGGAAAACAAGTAAGCGAAAAAGATTCAGCATCTGTTCAGGCCAAAAACTTTATAAGAGAAAAGCTTAACGACGTTTTACTAGACACGGTTGAAAAAACGGCGGGAACAGCTAAAAAAGCCGACCTTTTAGCATTGAAAAACGATTATCGAAAAGCTTTAGCGATTCATGACGCCGCTTTTAACAAACTAGCTAGCGAAAAAGGATTAAACCTAATTTCGTTACGAGGGTCTATGGGTTTAGCTCAGGGCATCGGCGATATTGCGGAAAATCCTCAAGGTTTTTTAGGGAAAGCAGCCGGGGCAATGGTTATGCCTTTACTTACTTCTCGAACGGCAACAAAAGCCGCGGCAGTTGCTACGCCTAAAATTGGTCAAGGTTTAATGAAAGTTGGTTCGTCGCAATTACCAGTCAGAGCCGCTGGTCGAATCAGCGGAAAACAGTGATAAACTAAGCATAGGAGAAACGAATTATGGAAGGTCAAGGAATGTTGGAAACAATTATCGCGCTTTTGGTGGGTCAATACCCGGCGATTACCGTAGTACTTGCAGCAGTTGGAAGCCTCGTAGTACTTGGGCAAATTGTTGTGGTGTTCACGCCATCACCGAAAGATAACGCCGCTTATGAGAAGGTCATGGGCACGCCTATCGTTGGGATGCTTTTGAAAGCACTTACAAAATTTTCAGTTATTCAAAAGAAGTAAAAATGGTCGGATTTTTTGAGACTGTAAAACTAATACTCAAGCTTTGGGGATTAATTCAAAACATAATCGGAATTTATAAAAAACGTGACGCCGAGAAGTGGGAAGAATTAATCCTCAATGACGCCCTTAATTACCAAGATCTGATCGCTGCAAAAAGTCTTGAAGAAAGACGAGACGCAGAGAAAAAGATTGCAAAGGATTGGTTTCGCAAATGAATACACTACGGACATTTTTATTAGGCTGCTTTTTAGTATTGTCCCTACCCTCATGCGCTCAGAATCGATCGCTTGGAATCAAAGAGGTTTGCTTTACTAGGGTCAACGAAATCGGTGAGCTTTCTCTTCGTTGTTATGACGAAAGTGGAAAAGAATACGACCGAAACGATCAGACGGCGGATAAGTACACCTGCTTTAATACAAAAGAGGCAACCAAGCTTTCGCAATTCGTTGATAAGTGTTTAAAAAACGGAGTTAAACCTTAAGTTCTCAACTATTCGGAATTTCCGAATAGCTCAAGATGGTAGGTTTGTGAAGAATTTGCATAATTAGCGATTTGCTGCAAACTTTGAAAAGTCGAACGGTATCCAAGCGGCTAAAGGGGGCAGACTGTAAATCTGCTGGCGAGCGCCTTCGAAGGTTCGAATCCTTCCCTTTCGACCAATTTGCAAACTTCGCTTATGTGACTAAGCGTAATTCTTAAATTTTTAGATCTAGCAAATACAATAAGTTATAGACGTTTTTTAAGTGATTGGTAAAAACGTGCGGAACGGAGTGTCATGGACATTTTAATAAAACAAGCTCTGAAGTTTGTCGGTACCCCCTATTTATGGGGGGGTAAACACCCATCACAAGGTGGACTAGATTGCTCAGGTTTTACGCACATACTTGGCCGTTCTGTTGGTTTGTTTGTGCCTGGAGCCATGACCGCTCAAGCTCAATATGAGTGGCTGTCAAATGCCCCAGGAACGAAGATCGCAACCCTTAAGCCTGGAAGCTTTCTATTCTACGGCAAGTCAGTGCGCGAGATCACACACGTCTCATTTGCCATTAGCCCCTATCAGATCGTCGAGTCAGGCGGCGGGGATAGTGCTTTCACAAAGGTGGATGGACTTCAGCAAGCCACTAAGAACGCAGGCGTTAGGATTCGTCTGATTGCTGCTCGCAAAGACGTAGTGGCGCAGCTTTATCCGAATTATTCTCAGATCGGTCTGATCTAGCTACGTCAAGAGAGCAAACAGCGAGCTTTTTTCTTAGAGAAGCAAGCTGTGTTTCTAATTTAGTGAGTTCTTCTAAAGTGATTTTGAGTAGTTCAGTATTCATTTTTTTCCTCACATTCCTAATCTTTCATAAAAGCCGAATCGATTTCCTATAAGTCTGATTTGGCGGTGTAAATCCTTGAGAGTTTGTGGATCTTCAAAGCTTTCAGGAGGGATTGATTGAGTTAACCCAATAATAAAACTATTCACGGTGTCCATGTCTTCTTTCTCATAATCACAATAGACTTGTGAGTAGAGGCTTAGAATGTGATCTTGAAACTCCTCACTTGTTTTCATTTGGTTCCTCAGCAGGTTGATTCCGTTTTTTCATTGTCTTTTATAAAAACAACGCCGTGGCCATAAAATTCGCCATTCGAGTTATAAACGGCAAGTTGAAAAGTCCCTTTCGACGTAATTACATTCACAAAAGCAATATCGTCTAGGTTTTCTAAAATTTTGGCCCCGATTTTTTCTAATTTTTTCTCTGTGAAACATCCGTTTTCAATGAATTCAATCGAATATAACTCCGAGCCTATGAAGTCCTCTAGATTGTCTTCTGTCGAAAACTTGCCAACAATCTCGCAGCACCACTGACCTCCGGCGATCGCAAAAACATATCGGTGAAGATTTGTCGTAATTAAATATCCTTCATACTCTGGGTTTTGCCACAGTGCACTTTTAACATAAGCTTGTGGATTCTCTCCAAATGCTTCTATTGATTCAATTATTTCTTTCATTTGCTAACTCCTTGTTTAATTTCGATCTTTTCCGGCTTGCTTCACAGCAAATTCGACAAACCCGGTTGCCTTTTTTCATGTTGTAAATATTCGGTTTAATAAGTTCATGCCCTGCTTTGCAGTGGGTTTTTTTTGCCTGGAAATTATTTTTCTTTATAGATGGTTTGTTACAAATCTTTTTTGCATTGCCCGCTTCTAAATGATTTGGGTTAACACAATTTTTGTTATTACATTTTTGAATTACCCAGGTGCTTCGATCTAATTTTACTTCATGATATCTTTCATAAAAAAATCGATGAACGTAACAGGTTTGATTGGCTGATTTCAATTTCTTAGAACCCCTCCACGTCCAACAAGTCGAAGTTTTTTCTAACCTGTTTAAAACTTTTATGAAATTTTCTTTTGTTAAAATCATAAACTTTCAAGAACGTTCAGCATGTTTTTTGCAAAAAATTCATAAGTGTATTTATGCGATTCGTCTCGTAACCACATCCGGCGAAAGTCTATAAAATCCTCGAACGTCGTTTGATACGAAATCTCTGAAAGACTCTTACGAATGTCGGCAGGGGCTGCGGATCTAAACGGATACGTACTAGGGTCACCGTAGTAAATCGGCATACAGCCTCTGATCATGGCGTGAACATATTTTTCGGTGAAATAGCCGTGTTTTGCGTCATTTTCAATGATGATCGTTGCTTCGTATTCGTCGAGTGTTTTTAATTTATCTTCGACCGGTTTGGCGTAATCACCCCAGCCGTAACCATATAAATCTAACCCGTAGTTTTTTTTGGCCCAGTCAATCACCTGATAGCGATAATCATGAAGCTGCGAAATGGGGGGAACGATATTAAAACCCCTGTAATGCTTGTTCGATATAATCATACAGAGCTTTTTATTTCGTTGCTCAACGACTTCTACAACATCACTTTCGTGAAAACTCGGAAAATAAAAATTCTTACTGCCAAATTCAAGCACACGTGTAAAGCCCATCTTGTCTTTGACGTCGTACCATGTTGGCGAATACATTTCAGATTCGAGACAAAACGTAATGGCTTTTTTTGCGTGTTTTAAATGAGACCCTTTATTCGAAATGTCTTCTTGAACAAGAAATATGTCTTTTTCATTTTCATCAATATCCTGAGCAAGCCTTACATCGTGGCCATATTTTTCAGCAATTCTTTTAAAGTATTTAATCCAAGCCGAACCAAGCCACTTATTTTCATCGAAACTTATTAAGTCACTTGGTAACTCAAGATTTATAGCTAACGCAATTTTCATTAGTAAGCTCCTTCAAGCGGGTTCATATCACAAGGCCCCATGTCTTCTAAACTTGGTGACCGCGCGAGCACGCTTAAAACTTTTGTAAAACTCGTTCCGATATCACAATCAATTGGTTTAATAAAAACTGGGTCTAAATCACATTCTCTAAGAAGGCTTCGAATGCCTTTTTCTGTAAAGAAATTGATATGCTCATGCCAATGCACTTTTAAGCTTGGCTCTCGTTTTTCTTCAATGTGTTTCTCAAACGGGACTTCGATATAAATCCAGTCAAGATTCTGCGCCAAAGTGTAAAGCAAAGATCTCGGGTCTGATACGTGTTCGAGCACATGCGACAATTGAAACAACGTCGTTTTAGTTGGAAAACTCGATAGGTGGGCTAAATTTGTGCCAAAGGGCTGAAGTAAAACAGCTTTGTTTTTAAAAAGCGTATTTGTGCGCGTGTCCGATCCAATATCCACAATGTAATTTATTTTTTTCACAAAGTGAGAAATTAAGTTCTCTACCTCTACAAGATGGGCATAACGTTCAATATCGAACTTGTAATTAGGCTCGAATTTCAAACGCTCTCTTGTGTAATTTCGGCCTCTATAGTTTTTATATAATTTTTCTGTTTCTAACTTGTTAAAACGTCGCTCGCTAAAAACACTTTCGCACTGTCTGCAAAATACTGTTCGAGTTTTTTTTCGGCCCGTTTTTTGAAAAACAAAACTGGTAATAAACTCAGTGAATTCACTTGGATAAAAAGCTAAATCGCCCGAATCACAAGCGACGCATGACCACGCTTTGCTATTAATCACCATATTTTTTATACCCCTTTAGCTTTTTGCAAAAAACGCAAATGTCATATTTCGATTCTGTTGGAGTTTTTTTACATCGAAAACAAACAGCAGTTTTATTTCCGCTTCGGCATTTCATACAAACACCTGTCTTGTGTCTTGTTAGACTTCCGCAGGTTTTTGCGCACGGAAACTTTTCAACGATTTGCATGATTTACGCCCAAAATGACGAAAGCTATCCAGTTAGCCTTTGCGAGGTTATCTCGATTTACATATACGTAACCCGAGTCACCGTGTGCGATCCCTCTGATGTCTTTTAAAACAAGCGAATCAGTTTCAGGCAAATATCCCGACACACAAAAGCTGTATGAAATCGGATAAAGTGAAGCGTTTACGTTTTGAAACTCAAAGCCTTCGTTGATTTCAATTTTGATTACGCATGGGTTTCCGTTTTCTAAGCAATCGACAATGGTGTCGAAGTTTGGGACAGGGATGAAACTTTCAATAAAAATTTTGTGTTTCGAATTCGTTTCAAAACCCTGTTTCTCACCTTGAAATAAATAGCCACCAAACATCGGTTGAAGTTTTGAACCGTGATCCACTTTGATTTGAATCTTGCCGCCAAGCAAATTTTCAACCGCTGAAATAACCGCAATATACGCATTGAATTCTGGTTTATAATTTTGAATAGGCGAATCACGAAACCTTAAATCAGCTCGCGACTCGCCTACACTCACAACACTCGAACGATCCTCGGCATTTTTACCGAAGAAATTGAACAACCCCATCTTGAACCCCTTCTAATTTTTTAAAACAGTACAGCAAACGTAAACGCTACCCCTAGCGTTTTCGATTCTGCTTTTCTATAGGATAAAAGTCCTTGAACTTCTAGATGAGTTTCTTGTGAAACATCGAAAGCATAGCCGCCGCCAGCAGAAACGCCGTAACCGTATTTGGATTTAGCTTCGACATGCACGCCGCTTCCTGTGTATTCGCCCGCATATCTTGCTAGCCCTATATCTACGCGGTTAAACCATGCGTTCCCAATGTCGCCATAGTAATGTTTTACGCTAGGCCCGATTTGAACCTGTGTGATTTGAAGCTCTTCGCCTTTGTCAGACCAAACATCGTTCATTCCTGCTAAAGAAAGCCCCAAAAGGTTTTGTGAACTCACAGTTTTATAAAAGCCCAAATCAATCGCATAGGTTGAGTTTGAAATTCCTTCTGCTTCCAAGGCCTTCGCAATCGCCTTGTCTTCGCCAGTATAGTTGACGGAGCCCAATCCTAATCCAACATTGACATAGTATTTTTCAATAAGTCTTGTTTCTGTTTTTGCAATTTCTTGAGCTGATGCGCTCAAACAAAATAAAATCAATAGTAGGTATTTCATAATTTTTCTTTCTTTAGGCGCTCACGGCCCAGGCTTGTTTCAATAACTGCTTTAAAGCTTTGTTTTCTTCGGTCAATAACTTCAACGCTCTATTTTGTTCAATCGCAAAGGCTTCAGCCGGACCAATTATCCGAGCTTCGCTTAAACTAGGCGCCGGGCTAACATTTTTAACTGATTTTTGTTTAGACTTAAAATCACGAACCCACGCCGCTACCGTTGTGTAGTGTAAAGAATATTTTTTCGAAGTTTGCAAAGAATTGCCTGTTTCAATTGCTTCTTTAATAATCAAATTTTTATGTTCTTCATCGATTCGTTTATATTTTTGTTTCATTTTTTCTCCTTAAATAAAAGTTTCCCTGTATACCCAAGGCGGTAAATCGATTGGCTCGGGTACCTCTGAATACCCAGGCCATTCGTTTTTAGTTTTGCATTCGTGATATTTGTCGAGTAATCGCCTTAAAACGATTCTCGCCTCGTCCATCATGCGGCTGTTTCGTTTCACTTCGTAAATCGCTAGCGCATAAGGCGGCTCTTTTTCCAAAGCGATGAAATAAAAATCGTCTATTCTTTTACCTGTCGATTGGTAATAGCCATCGAGATAAAAGCAACTTTGGGTATGCATATTAAATTCGAAAATGGCTTTGCTAAACGAATTTTTGTCAGCCGAACTCGTTGTTTTTAAATCAATAATTGCTGATGAATTTACTGCGTCTGGCTTGGCTTTACAATCCTCGCCCGTCACTTCATCCTTCCAAAAAATAGGCGTTTCAATCGCTGCATATTTTATTAACAATTTTGCAATCTCAGATTTTTGAAAAGATTCGTAAACTCCCTCTACTATCTTTTGAGCCGAAGGAGGTAAAGCGCATTGATCTTTTAAAAGAGATTCAGCGATTTCTTTTCCTTTTTTTGTTCTCTGGTCGATATAAAAAAAACGTTCTGCAAATTTGTCTGGCTCTAAAACTGCGCAATGAATCGCGCTTCCTAACATCATGTCAGGGGTTGGAGGTTTTTGAATTTTTGAAATAAAATGAAGCGGTGACTTTTTTAATAACATCAAACCCGAATGGTTGATTGCTGGGTGTTCAAAATAGTTCATGTTTTATTCTCGACTTTTCCAAAGCAGCCATAGCCAATTTCATCTGTTTTTTATTTCCAGACATAGCGGCGTCGCCTACTGCTTTGCAAAGTTTTTGCGTAAGTTCGAACTGTTTTTGAACTATATCAAGATCTTCGGCAATGTTCATTTTATCGATCGTTTTCCACATCGGGTGATATTGACGGATTACGTCTTCGCCGAAAATCTTGATCGATTCTTTAAGTGTTTTTGCGTTTTCTGGTGATTTTGCCGCAACCGATTTAATTAATTCTTTTATAAAGTTAGTCATTTTTTAAGCCCTCAAATTTATTTGTATTAAAAATAAACCTTTTCTTTTTGCGGCAAACGCCAACCGCCTTCACGGTCTTGCGCAGAAAAATAACTTCGAGTTGAACCATTTTTTGCGGCAATTTTCTTCGCCCATTCAAAAGCTTGGTCACGATTCAGATATGGACTAGCAACATTTCTTTTGAGTTTTCCGTTTATAACCATGCCAACAGTGTAAACTGTGTAGATCTTCGGCTTCAGCAAAGCTTCGTAATCTTCTGAGTTTGTAAAAATTACCATTTCAAATTCTTGTTTATTTTTCATTTTAAAAAGTTCCTTCGTAAAGTTGAATCTACGCGTTTATGTGCGCGTTTCAACAAAAAAAACACGTCGTTTTCATTATGTAAGAATTGTTTAAATTGTTAAAATTTACTCATGAAGATCCCTGAGAAAACGATTTTAAAACACTGCCATGACACTCTTTTAAAGCTCGGCGTGCGTATTTGGCGAAACAATTCCGGAGCAATGAAAATCGGTTCTCGTTTTGTGAAATACGGCGTCGCCAATCCTGGGGGGTCAGATTTAATTGGTTATAAAGTTTTAGAAATTACCCCCGAGATGGTGGGCAAGAAAATAGCTCAATTCGTAGCGGTCGAGTGTAAAGCTAGCCAAGGGGGGAAGCTTTCAGAACACCAAAGAAAGTTTCTTTTAAATGTCCAGGAAGACGGAGGGATTGCCATTGTAGCTTCTTCAGTTGATGACGTTTTAAAAATAAAAAACCCCTGAATGAGGGCTTAATTCATTCAAGGGCCTAGGCATCATAGTCCGGTTAGTTTGAAAAGAACTTACGAAGGGACTTTTTAAAGAAACGCGGAACTACTACCTAAATAGTAATATCATTTCTAAAAAGGAATATCATCCAAAAAATCTTCTTTTGCATTCGCTGCAGACTCAGGCAATGACGACACACTTGCGATCGACACCTTGTCACGATTTTCTTGATCTTTACGATGTTTGATTTTGGCTGACATCTTGAGACCTTCAAACTCAGTAATAGAGTAGATCTTAAAGCTTTTGGCTTTGCCTGCCTCTAGTAACGATTTCATGCGAGCTTTTGAAAACTCCACAGACTTAGGGTTATTAGGGTTTTCAATGGAGTAAAACTCGTCGAACAGATAACCCGCTTTGACGCCGTCCATGACTCGAAACTTCATGATGACGTATTTGCCGCCTACTTTTGAGTCTTTAACTTCGGCTTTTAAAATGGCTACGTTGTAATCTCCTGGTGGTAAAATCTCAAACCCCCCGGGCGCTTTCGTGTCTGTTAAATCAAAAATCATTTCTTCACCTCTGCTTTTTTGCGTTCCCCTAATATTTTATCGAAAATAACGTCTAAGACAGGCGCTTCAATCGCGTCTAATTTTCCTGATCTGTCTTTTGCTATTACGCGATCGGTTTTGTTTGTTAACAAATGCCGTTTTGAATCTTTATCGACATTTAAATAGAAAACTTCATCAAAATAGCCTGCGATTTTAGCCGCAAAACTTCCTACAAGCTGGATCGTTTGAAAACGAAATCCATTATCGTCTTTTTCGGTTTCATCAAGAGCTGTAAAAATAACAGAATAGTGAGGTAGGTCTCTAAACAGAGAAATCAGACCGCGCATGTTTTTAGCCAGCTCTCCATACATTACTAAGCTGTCTTTACGGTCTGGGTATTGAAGGTTAAGAGCCTCGAGCATGTTCAAATTAATTTCGGTCAGGCTATCAATGAACACGACTTCATATTTCTTTCGAGCTTCGTCAGTGTTTAAAAACTGATAGACCTCTCGAAGTTTCTTAACTCTTTGATCTTTTGAAATGGGTTTGCCGTCGTCATCAACGGTTAAATCGATCACGTCAATGTCTGTTCCAATTAGCGACAATAGTCCAGACTCTGCAGAAACAATCAATGTCGGTCTATTTATAGTTGCGGCTAAGGTTGTTTTTCCGCTGCCTGGAGCACCATAGATAAGAGCTTTTATTTGTGATTGAGACACTGTTTTTGTGTTTAAGATTTTCATTTTTTATCCCTTCGTGGAAATCAGGGATATATTTTTTTTTAATCTTGGTCAACAAATAAAAAACCCCCGAAGCTTAGAAGGCGACGAGGGTCTAACATAAAAAGGTGTTCGCAAAAACTCCCGGTCAACCCGGAAAGGAAATTTAAATATGCCACGAGTAAACGTAGAAGAAAGTTTTTTTTCAAGTTCCGCAGTCCAACACATTTCACACCTGACAGGGTGGGAGCCACCAACCGTAATTGGTGCAATTGTATCCCTTTGGCACGGCTCGCAATCCCGCAAAATGACGCACTGTACAGGGGACGAGATTTTATTTTTTTCGAGGGTAAGCCACCTTAAGGGTACCCTTTCGTACCTTAAGGGTTTGTGTGAATCTTTTTTAGTAAAACAAGAAAACGATTTATTTTTCATTGTTGGTAACAAAAAACACATTCTAGCCGTCGAAAAAATGAAAGAAGGCGGTAAAAAAGGGGGGCGAAAAAAGAAAGCTACACAACTGGAATCATTAGGTTTAGGTGATGATGCGAAACCCTACCCTAACCCTACCCTTGAGGTACCCTCTCTATACAATACAATTACAGTTACAAATACAGTTTCAGAAACAGAAACAGAAAAATTAAGAAACTCTTCGAGTTTTTCCGATGACCTCGAAACTCGGTCGATCGGGTCAGAAAATATTTTAAAAAATGGGGTTGATAAAAATTTAAATGTTTGTAATTCTGAGCAGGCTCATCAAACGTCGCAAATCACGACGAAATCAAAAACGAAGTCTGTGCCAGATTCCCGAGCTACCCGAGAGGTTTATAACGAGTTTTATAAAAAACGTTATGGGGTGGAAGCACTAATCAACGCCCGCACTAATTCACAGTTATCTCAATTTGTAAAAGCCGTCGGAGTCGAAGACGCGCCGGAGATCGCTCGTTTCTATTTGCATCACAACGATGCGTTTTATTTGAAATCAACACACTCAGTCGGATTGATGTTGCGAGACGCCGAGAAACTTCGTACTGAATGGCTATCAGGTAGAAAAGTCACGTATCAAGAGGCTAGGAAAGCCGAGGAGCGTGATGGCTACAACAGCTTGATTCAAAAGCTGCAGAAAACGATCGAGGAGAAACAAGATGCAGAAGTTAACAGAAATTCAGCTATTAGTAGTGAAAACAGCGAAGGCGATCAGCGCGCCAATGGATGAAGAGAGATCTTTGATCTTTGCAGAGGTCTTGATTGATTACCCCTTGGAAGAAATAAAAACGGCATTGAGGCAGATTATTTTGACAGCTCGCAGAGACTTCGTACCAGCTGATGTTCTTAATCTCTTAAAACCAAAAGAGTCAACGAAACGAGAAACCGCAGTCGATGCGATGACGTTGATTAGGCAGGCCGTCAGCCGGCATGGATGGGCGTGGACTGAAGGAATTTACGAGAACGGGGCACGGGCGTTTTACGGCGTTAGAGCAGGGGTTAAACAGAAGTTCGAGGATTGGGAATCAGCTGCAAAATTTGAACTGGGCGATTTAGCTCTAGAAACGATGAGAAGAAAGTTTGGCGCCTGGAGTTCTATGTGTGAAAACTTAAGAGCGATTGATGCGAACGTTGATGCGCAGACTCGCGAAGTGGCTGAGATGGTAGTTGGCAAAGCAGAACGAAACGAGATGCATGATTTGCCTGTGTTGCCTAATCAAGAGCTCAAGAATTTACTTGGTAGTTTTGGAAGTCTTAAGTAGTTGCATTTTTTGCAACAGCTGAAAAAACCTATTGACTAAGTGTGTCACTGTGTGTATTGTTGTTTTATGACTTACGAAGGCAATCAGTTTGCAACACTAAAAAACATTCAAATCGGCACGGAGCTTTTCACAATTGACCGCGGGTTCTACGATTTTTATAGAGTGATGGAAATTGAAAGCGGTAAAATCGTAATCAACAAAGTAAAAACCCACATTGAAGGTTCTCAGCTTTCACCGTCTTACGTAATTTCAAACGACAAGCCTGTTGCGCTTTTTAAGTCCGTAAATCCAAATTCTAGCAAAGGTCGATTGTGCACAAGCCGCGGCCAGCGCTTCCGTTTGTTTAAAAATCCAATTGAAAATCCTATCCGATAGCTGACACTAGTCATGTGAAGCATTGGGACATTGCCTTTTTAGTTTTCTACATCGCTTTCGTCATAGGGCTGACGATCACCTACATACTTCAAGCGGTGTTGTCATGAACGATGAAACATATTGCAAGAGTTGCGGGCGAAGGGCCAAAGTAAACACTTCTTCAATTTGTAATGTTTGCATTAAGCTTAAAGCGTTCGAGGAGAGCCGCAAAGAGGAGGCACTAGCTCACCAGGCTGAAGCAGTCATTCGTCGAATCTCGGGCAAATCTGAGCGTGTGAATGCGAAGGTGCTTAAGAAGCGTAAACTTCACTGATATAATTTATAAGGCGCGTAGCTCAATTGGGTAGAGTACTGAGATTGATGGTAGCTCCTCTCTCAGGCCATGGGGGTTCGAGTCCCCCCGTGCCACTGAAATACACGGAGAAAACGCATGAAGCTCTTTCATTTGCGAACAGATCATAGAAAAGAAACAGTGTGCGCAGAAACACTCACAGAAGCCTTGAAACTTGCAGAAATAGCAGAGGCAGATTTGACCAATTGTTTCTTTGCTGAACTAGAAACGTATGATTCTAAAGAGTTAGAGCGGGAATTCTGCGGGGCGTTATAAATAAAACCATAACAGTCGGGAATTATTAGAATATGGGCGCCAAAGGTAGGCCAAAACGCATATACAATCCAGCATTTAGACCTATCGAGTTTTGGGATGGCTTACGCACCAAGGGATTTGTCGCACATGAAGAGTGGTTAGCTACTTACAAATTACTTGATGAACCTCGTGACCGAATGGCTGCACTTCTTAAATTACTTGAATATGGGTTACCGAAACCAAAGGCTGAAGACTTTGAAGACGACGAAAAAATATCTCTTGTTGATGTGGAAAGCTCATATCAATTGCTGAAAGATCTAACTCGCGCCAAACTAGAAAAGGAATGCTTGACCAAATTGGAGCCGCAACAGGAATCATTACCGCAATTGCCTCAGCAGGAATTACCTTCGGGATACTTTCCGCTCGCACCCAGGGAATCGAACGGGACTTAGAACGCGTGTGGCAGAATTTTGAGCGCGTATCTCAGACATTTTCAAAACACGTAGAGCGATCTCATTTCGACGCGGTAATCCGGAATTTGCAAGAGCAGCAGTCATTACTTCAAGCCGATATCAAAGAAATCCTGCATCTGTTAAGCTCCAAGAAATAAGGGGTTAAAAATGCCGGAATTTCTTAAAAGGTTTTTCCTCGTTGCCGGATCATTTTTTTTCTTGAAGGGGTTAATTTTGGGAAATCTCTCAGTTACTTTTTGTATCGGCTTAGGAATTTATTTGGGGTTAATCTTATTTTGTGTGCTCGATAATTTATTTTTAAAACCTGATCGCGATAAGTTTTGGAGTCAAGCTCGAGAAAATTATCAAAAAGGCTACGAAGCCGGATTGAAAGACGCGGAAAAAAATTACGCTGGTCGAATCTTACTTTAATAAGGGGTTAATTATGTTTTACAACAGTGTCAGTGAAGGGGCGCCGTTAGGCGTTAAGCTAATTTTTTCCCCGTTTTTGTTAGCGATTTTAATTGTGATGGGTCACGTTTTTGCGAATCTAAATCGCCCGATATTGGATCGCTTTTTATTACTTCTAATTTTTATTCCTTTTTTAGTCGCTTTTATCGGCATAACATTTTCGTAGGGGTTAATCATGAAAAATCTAATAGCGTTTGGCGTGGTAGTTTGGCTTTACCACAGTTGGATGTGGCTCTACGTTGAAGCGGCGAAGGGCATTATGAAACCAGGCGGCCAAATGATCACGATCTTTAAACGGCTAGCGATAGTAAATTTCAGTATAATTTTTGCAGTGTGTTTGGTGTGTCTTCTTATCAATTAAAAGGGGTTAAACCATGCCGACAAAAATCCACTCGCCATTCATTGGCGGGAATAAAGAAAAATACCGAGAAATAAAGCTAAGCTCAAGCCAAGAGGCAAGAGTTTCAGAATTTGTAAATGGACTGCAAGATTTGTTGAAACGGTTGAACTTTACGATTGTCACCTCCGAAGATCGACGGCCAGAGTTGTTTTTAAAAGATTGGGGCACCGACGAAATCGTTGTTGAAATGGATGAGGTTTACATGGGTAATTTCTACGTGTGTTACGACAAGGTCCTGATTGAAGAGATAAAAGAAGGATAAGGCGTTAACAAATGACCTATCCACCAATTGTTCCGATACCCCCTGTCGTTTTACACCAAAGTGGATCGCATGATCGCCCGCCTGGCCAGATGCACCCTCTTGAAAAGATAATGGGCGTGTCACTAACTTTGGCACTTTTACTGATGGTATTTTCTTTATTTAAAGACATAGAAAGATGGACTGAAAAATTAGTAGTAGTTTTTCTGTCGATACCGATTTTAATTATTTTTTTCGGTATTTTATTTAGCTAGGGAGTTAGTCATGTGTTTTTTATTCGGTGAAAAGCTGCAAGAAAAACTGAAAGATGAACGTCGAAAAGGCTATGAGGCGGGCAGTGATTTCGTATTTGATATGTACAAAGGCTTTATCAGCCCAAACGATGTCGCTCATCAAAAAGCTCAAAGCTATAAAGAAGGTTTCGAAAAAGGCTATCAAACTGGGGTAGATAGTTGCTTAAATTCGGTGCGCATTGCTAAAGAGAATGAGCGTAATGCAGTAGATATTGCAAAAAAAGAAGTCTACGAAGAAGTAAAAGCCCAGGTCATCGCAGACGCTTTTGCTGAAGACCACAAGCTTGTTCTTCTTAAGACAAAATACGATGAAGAAGCTAGAACGTTCATTCAAGTTCTCAACGAAGAATGGCAAAAAAGACCTAATTTAAAGCGTGTAAAAGTCGATGAAAAAACTGGGTCGGTTTACGTCTACACAAAATCGACAGATAAAGATTACCCTGATGGCAAGCTAGCTATGATCGAAGATGAGGCCTGTCTTCGTCGAAGCTTTGACAGCGATCTACGTGGGAATAAAGACACCCCGTATGAGATTGTTATAGAAGAGGAAGACTTAAAAGCGGATGAGCCTTGAACTTCAGCTCTACACAAACAGACGCATGGCACGAGAAGAGTTTCAAAAATCGCTCTATCTCACAGCAAAGATATTGTGCGGATTTAGCGAAGTGAATTGGCGAACCCATGGAGACATGATTGAAAATTTGGAATCAGGAACTAGACGGAAACTGGTGGTTATGCCACGCGGAACTTTCAAGAGCAGTATCGGTGTTGTGGCTTATTCGGTGTGGATTCTTTTAAACAATCCAAACGCGCGCATACTGATCGATAGTGAAAAATACGCCAACTCTAAAAACTTCATTCGCGAGATCAAAGCAAAGTTAGAGAACCCTCTGGTCACAGAACTGTTTGGCGACGCGCGTGGTCCTGTCTGGGGGGAAGGCGAAATGACTGTAGCGTGGAGAATTCAAGCTTTGAAAGAGGCTTCGGTGACTGCTTCTGGTATTGAAGCTGGCAAAACAGGGCAACACTACACACATATCATTCACGACGATTTGAACACGGGTGAAAATTCGCGAACGCCTGAAGCATGCGAGAAAGTTCTTGAACACTTTAGGTTAAACATATCAATCTTAGAACCTGAAGGGGTTATCGTGGTGATCGGTACGCGCTATTCTGCGAACGACGTGATCGGCCACATCTTAGAAAATGAAATCGAAAACGGAAATAATGGATGAAAAAGAAAAATAAAACATTCGGGCGCCAATTGATTGAAAAGTATAAAAAAACTGAAGACTACCGTTCTTGGTGTCGTAGGTTTTTAAGTTATTTACCGCCTGCTAAAAATAACACGCACTTAAAACAACTAAAAAAACAGGCCAAAAAAACAGCTATCGAAGGATTTATAATAAAGACTGTTTACTTGCCGCGAATGATTGCGGATTTAAATCGATAACAATTAATGTATGAAATTTTTAACCGAAATAATTGTCAGCCATCACAAGAGTGAGTGCGAACCTTATTTGAATCTTGCGCTTGAAAGCTTGATTTCGCAGTCTGTTGAGCCAAAGGTTTCAGTGATTTCAAGCTGTGAGATCACACAAGAGATTAAAGACAAGTACACGGGCTTTAAGTTTGTGATTGACCCAAATCTCGACAATGCCTCCAAGAAGGTGGAGTACTTTCTCGATCATTTGTCGCCTGACACAGAGATGACTGCGCTCATGTCTAACGATGTATATCTTTCAAAAGATTCTGTCTGGGAAATGGAAACGCTATCAACCGCGCTTAATCACTCTGCGATTTTGGCACCTCTTTCTAACAACGAGGCAGGTAGTAGATATGTTTCAAGAATTCCGTTTAACAAGCAAAATTACGACGCTTCAGAAGTCGATCTCCAGTTTTTGAGAAACTACAGTCCGAAATTTGAAGTTCATTTTCGTGTGCCTTGGATTAGTTTCATTTGTCCGTTTATTTCAGTAAAGCTTTGGAAACATCTTGGCAGATTAGACATGGCACTTGATAGATCACACAACGATGTTGATTTCTGTTTACGCGCTGCGAAGCATCACATTCCTACGTTTGTTAACACAAATGCGTACGCGCTTCATTTTGGCTCTAAAACGATGGGCACTGGAAAAGACACGAGTAAAGAGCAGGCACATTTTGAGTCTAAGCATTCACTTTTAGACATTGTTCACGCTATTATGTAAAAAATGGGCGATTCGAGCGATTTTAATTTTTTTTGGAATAGCGAAATTACAATGGGTGACATTGGTGGCGCAGGGATCAGCGCACCTGGAGACAGCGCCGGGCTAGTAGTGCCTGAATAGGAGTATTGAATGGCAGATAAATCAAACGGGCTTTTAGTTGAAAGAGTGGTCGTTGCGCCGAGCACTACTCAGGGAATCACGGGTTTGCCGTATCAGTGTGCTGTGGGCGTGTTGCCGTTTTCTGGAACATTTGCGATCACCAATCAGGGTGGAAGTTTTGGAAATGGGTTTTTGCTTTCAAATTCTGTCTTGGGACTAAACACCGCAGGAACTTTCTACGTTGCTACATCAGGCAGCACTGGCATTTTGCAAGTTCTCAGGACGATTCAAGGCCAGAGCTTGGGGTTTTAAGCGATGGCACGCGATGATGTCCATTACCTAAAAGCTCAGAGATTTAACGTCGGGTTATCCACGATCTTTGGAATCACAGTTACGCCAGGGCTTAACTGCGTTTTAGTTGATCAGCTCTCAGGCGGAAGCTTTGAGATTGGTGGAGCATCACTACTCTGGGGGCAGGGTTACCAATACCGAGGTTCTGCGATTTACTTCAATTGCGCAGGAACGTTTTACGCTGCTGCAACCTCTGCAACGATCACGATTCAGTGTTTGTTTGGGTATAACCAAGGTGTGTAGATGAGAATAGGTCAAGTAGGTGGAGCAGGCGGGTCAGGTGGTGGAGGCGGTTCACAAGACGCATTCACAATCATTCAGCCAGAGACAGGCACGAGTCCTACAGCTGATTCACCGACGTCAACACTTACGATCACAGCCGATCAATCGATTAACGTAGTAGGTGATTCGAGCACAAAGAAAATCACACTGAACGGTGTAGCGTTTACAGGCGACGCAGGCTCGGGCGGATCGCTTGGGATGGTTCCAGCGCCTTCGGCTGGTGATGGCTCCACTAAATTCTTACGTGCAGACGGCACATGGCAGATTCCAACAGGTCTTTCAATTTCTGTTACAGCAGGTTGGGGATTTTCTGGAAATGCAGGCACTAATCCAGCGATTCATTTTGTTGGAACCGCTGACAACACGAGTTTCAATGTAGGCGTTTCATCTATCTTTAGAATGACTTTTGGAGCGTCTGGCCCGATCGATGCGTTTGAACCAATTCGAATGCGCTCTGCTGATGGGATTGCGTTCTACGCTGTTGATAATGCTTCAGCTGTTTCAATAGTTGGACATTCTGTAGTTGCTGGCTACACGCTTAAGCTTCCAAGTGCGATCGGCACAACCAATCAGGTGTTAGCCCTCAGTGATCCCACAACGGGTCAATTAGCGTTTCAAACTGTTACAAGTGGTTCAGGCGGTCAGTCTTTCGCGATTCCGTGGGGAGTTTCTTTAGGCGGAACAGGTTCAACAACAATTACGAATTTTGGTGCAGCCTACGGGACTTCTACAGGCTACGCGTTTACTTCTCAAGGTTCGACAAATCAGGTATTAGTCGGCGGCGTTGGCGCTCCAGGATGGACCTCGAGCCCACAAATAAACTCGATGATTTTAGGAATCACGGGAATCGCAACCGGCGCGCTTAGCTTTGCTCATTTAAATTCGAACAACTTAATTTCATTCTCGGCTGGTGCCTCATCACTTGCACAGTCTTACATTTGGCCAACGAGTGACGGAACAAACGGACAGGTTTTTACGACGAACGGAGCGGGCGTTCTATCTTGGTCAACCGTGTCGGGGGGTGGTGGTGGCGGAGGTCAAAGCTTTGCTATTCCTTGGGGCGTAACGTTGGGCGGCGTTGGACGGACCTCGATGATTCAATTTGGTGTGGCCTACGGCACATCGACTGGCATGGACTACACTGCTCAAGGGCAAACGTGGGCGATGCTCATTAGTGATGGCGCTGCACCAGGGTGGACAACATCACCAACGACTCTAGGTTTAAGGCTCGGAGTCGCAAGCCAGCAAACAGGATCATTCAGATTCGCGCACGCAAATTCAGCAAATGAAATTACCTTTCGAGGCGCTAGCGGAATGGCGGCTGCTACGTATATTTTCCCCCCAACAGATGGGGCAACGTTTGCGCCGCTCGTTACTAATTCAGCCGGCCAAATGTCTTGGCTTGCACTCAAATCGAATTGTACTTTTACAATCGACGGCGGTGGCTCTGCAATTACTACCGGTGTAAAAGGTTACGTGCGAGTCCCTTTCAACTGCGTAATTACTGGATGGGATATCGTAGCAGACCAATCGGGTTCAATCGTTGTAGACGTTTGGAAAGACACTTACGCAAACTTTCCGCCAACTGTTGCTGATACGATTGCAGGAAGTGAAAAACCAACGCTTTCAAGCGCTCAAAAAAACCAAGATTTGTCTTTAAGCACGTGGACCACAAACTTAACAGATGGTGATTACCTGGGATTCAACGTCGATTCTGTATCGACTGTCACGCGTGTCACTGTCACACTTATTTGCACAAGGATGGGATAGCATGATTTCTTTACCTGGAAACACACATCAGATTGCGATGGCACTAGCGAACACTATAAGCCTTACCACTGAACAAAAAGCTTTGATTAGTACTGAGCTAGCAAAATCAAAATACACAGGCTTAACAACCAAACAGAAGCTTGCAAAGCTTCATGACCCTACACACGATTCTGTGACCGTAAGACAAGATGCAACTTGGCCAGCAACTCGGAAATTTTTAGCAAAATATCAATACGATATGTTGGTTGGTCGAAACGATTTAAGTTCTGCAATCAAACAGAAGTGGCAAATTAAAATTCCTGTCATCATGGCCGCGTACACTGACGAATTTACTTACAACGCACGAACATCAGCCATGTTTGAAGCGATTGCAGTGGATGGCCTTGCTGATGGTGTAGTTACAGAAGCAGAAGTTGAAGCATTCAGAGCAAGTTTTGAGCACTCAGTTTCAAAATCACCTGTTGAGATCTTATTAGGTGAGGAAGTTGTATTAGAGTTATCTGATTTAGAGGCTTTGTAAAATGGCGATTACGACCATACCGTTAACTGTTTATCCGTTTTTCGGTGGAATCCCCGCGCTGACATCGGTTACATGGAATTCAACAAACACTAAATTTGCGTGGGTTTTTCAGGCTACTAAAACGGGAAATATTCGTTCGGTGACCTGGCGTCTGACCGGTGTCACAACTTCTCAGCAAGTAAAAATTTCTTTGCAGGATGTCGATGTTGCGACAGGTTTCCCCGATGGTACAATCGATCAGAGTGCCACTCGTGCAACTATTGCCGCCAACACCTGGTACACCGAAACAATGGACACGGATCGCGCTGTTACTCAGGGTGATTTTTTTGCCGTTGTATTTGAATGGGACACAACCGCCGGCAATGCTCAAATGGCGGTAATTTCAACCGTGGATTTTTCATCCAACTATTTCAATGCGTACGTTTCTGGTGCGTGGCAAAAAGGGTTAGCGGCAACAAACAGAGGATTTATCGGTTCGTTTGCTTACGACGACGGTTCCGTCGTTCCCTTTCCGAATAGTTCTCCTTCAACAACCACCAATCAAGATTATAACAGCGGGTCAACACCGGATGAATATGCTTTATATTTTCAAGCTCCAACATCAGTTCGTGTGGTTGGGATTGGGTGGGATGGCCGATCAGGCGGAGATTTAGACGTCGTTTTATATGATTCAGACGGGACAACCGTTTTAGAGTCAAAGTCGTTAGATAAAGACGTGGTTTTTGGATCGACCTCAAATAATAACTTTGCAATTTTTGACACTAAAGTAACTTTGTCCGCTAACACTTTTTATCGAGCGGCAATCAAACCAACAACAGCGACCAACGTGCGCGTGAATCTTTTGAATTTTAACAGTTCAGCAAATTTAGAAGCTTCGATGTTTTCGTTTGGGCTCAATGGCTATTTGTCGACTCGAACAAACGCAGGATCGTGGACAGAAACAAACACGCAAAAGCCTTTGATCTATCTTTTGATCGACGGAATGGATTTTGGCGGAAGCAGTTCTAGTGCCTATTCGATGGGGAATTTTGGATGAAAGCATGGATCACTGGAAATCCAAAAGACGCAAAACTTGATACATACGTTGTGTTTACGCTTAACAACGCTCGCATCGTTGTAAATCCCCCCGAGATTGAACGCATGAAGTGGGAAGGCGCTCACATTGTTGCAAAAAACCCCGATCTTTCTGCGGTTCAAGGCTTCTCGCCACAATATTGGAAATTTGTTTCAGGCCGTGTTGTGCCACTTACGTATGCTGAGCGTGTTGCACGCTCTGAGCATATTGAAGCGTTTGGAGTTGTGAACGAATTCATGCCCTACGTTGAGCAATCAGCTTTTAAAAAAGCTAAAGCAATTGCGAAAGTAAATTGGGTCAAAGCTTTGGCGTTAACAGGAGCGACACTTCTAGGTTATGTGGTCGGTCACTTATAAAAAAGCCATTCAAGAAGATGGATCACTCTTATTTCCAGAGCGTTTAACTCACGAATTTTTAGAGAACGCAAGACGAACGCAAGGAAGTTACATTTTTGCGAACCAATATCAAAACGAGATTGTCCCTGAAGGCGAAACACCGTTTCTTAAGTCGTGGATCAAGTACTACAAGGCAATCCCTGATAAGGTTTACAATTTTGCGTTTATTGATCCTGCATTATCCGAAGGAGACGGGGCAGATTACACGGCCTGCGTAGTGATATCCGTGGATGAAGAAAAGAACTGGTACGTAAAAAGTGCGAACCGTTATCGCATCAATCCGTCACAACTTGTTGATCTTGCTTTCCGTGTTTGCAAAGAGCAAAAGGTTATGTGCTTAGGCATCGAAGAAGTGGCGTATCAAAAGGCATTGATCTACATGATTGCAGAAGAGATGAGAAGGCGTGGCGAGATCATTCCGGTTAAAGGAATTCATCCAGGAACTGACCGAACAAAAGAGCAAAGAATTTTGGGCCTAGTGCCCCGTTTTGAGTGGGGTTATACTTTTCTCAATAAGGGGTTACACGATCTAGAGTTGGAATTGGCAACGTTTCCAAGAGCAAAGCATGACGATTTACTCGATGCACTTTCAAGCCTTGAATCAGTTGTCTTCTATCCATCAAAACCAAAAGTAACACCACGAACACCTCAAGCAGGAGATAAAGATTATGAACGACACTACATCGACAACATCAAAAAAAACCGAAGTCGGAACCAAGGTGACCAAGACGGTTATTGATTACACCAAGGCCATTCCAGACGAAACTCCTTCAAATTTTGAATTAAGATTATTCAAAGCCCAGCGAGATGGTTTTGATTTCGTTGAAGCAACGGATGAAGTGATCGACTTCTACACTCGTGGCGAGCTTGGTCCATCTTCTTACTTCGATTACAAAGGCGTCAGAGTTTACAAAGCTGGAACGAGAGAAACAACTGAGCAGTATGAAGCGATTACGCTTGATGAAAAACTACACGGTGGAAAATGGAACTTTGAAGGGTCAGGCAGATGATCGAGATTGTTCTTTTGTGCATAGTGTTAGCCCAACAAGTGTACTGGGCGAGACAGGTGCAAATGCTCGTTAATAAACTGATGAGCCGATCCTATTACGATTATCAAATTTCAAGTACACTGAAGCCAAGAGAACCAAAGGCCCCCAAAGTAACTCAGGAAGAGTTTTTTGAGGATACCTCTGCCTCGATGCAAATAATTTGAATTAAGGAGTTATGGAAGATGAATGATTGGAAAATGATTTTCCTTCACAAAATAATTCACTTGTAGAAGCAGACGAAAAAGCTCTAGTCGCACTTGTTGAACAGCGTTTAGACGATTCGCGAAAAGCTGACAACAGGATTTCTCATGAATCCATTTGGTACACAAATGTTGCGTGGACGCTTGGTTATCAGAATCTCAAGTGGTCTACAGACCTAGCGAATTACCGAAATGTCGACGTGTTTGCTGGCGGTCAACGATCTCAACCACTTCAAACGAATCGGATTTTACCAGCGCTCCAAAACCGTACGGCACGAATGTGCAAAACTCCGCCCAAATACGAAGTTCGTCCAAACTCATCAGACATCGAAGATAAAGAGGCGTGTGAATTAGCCTCTCAAATCATCGATCACTATTGGGATAGCGAGAACGTAAATCGAAAACGAATCGATCTTTACATGTGGAAACAGCAATGTGGCCACTCTTACGTCAAAGTGTTTTGGAACCCAGATAAAGGCCGAAAATTTCAAGATCCAACGACCGGAGAGATCGTTAAAGAAGGTGACATTGGAATTGAAATCCTTTCACCGTTTGAGGTTTACCCTGACCCGATTGCGAAGCGCATGGAAGACATGCAGCACGCGGTTCAAATCAAAGTAAGACCGCTTTCATATTTTGTTTCGACCTACGGAGAAAAAGGCGCGCTCGTAAAAGAGGAACCCGTAACGCTTATGGGCCTTCAATATCAAGAGCGGATTTCTTCGATGACGTCGAAGGGCTCATCTGCTGGCACTGTCAAAAATTCAGCAGTAGAGAAAATTCTCTACGAGATGCCCACGAAAGATTTTCCTCAAGGGCGGATGGTTGTAACAGCTGGCGGAGTGTTACTAGAAAATAAACCGCTTCCAATAGGCGAGCTGCCCCTAGTGAAATTTGATGATATTATTGTAGGGGGCCGCTACTACAGCGAAGCCGTAGTCACTCACGCGATTCCTGTTCAGGCTCAATACAATATTCTCATCAACAAGCGAAACACTTGGATCAATGCTCTTATCGCAGGCAAATATTCCGTTCCACGAGGTGCAGGAATTTCTCAAGAGGCGATGACTGATCAGCCGGAAATCGTGGAATATGATCCAGTCCCAAACGCTCCAGACGGTGGGCGTCCGATGGCGATTCCTGTCCCTATGCTTCCACAGTTTGTTTACACGGAAGAAGACAGGCTTTTGAATTCTTTATACGAAATCATGGGCATCTCTGACGTTGCTCGTGGACAGATTCCAAGCTCTTCAATCTCAGGCGTCGGAATGCAAATTCTACTTGAAGCAGACGCGACACGTATCGGATTAGTCACGGAAGCAGACGAACACAGTTGGGCCAAGGTCGGCCGGTTGATTCTTTTGTTTGCGCAAGAGTACATCCAAAACGAACGGCTCTTAAAGCTCGCATCTAATCAAGGGTATCAGGTCAAATCTTTTGTCGGCGCAGACATCAAAGACAATACCGACGTTTTAGTTGTAAGAGGCTCAACACTTCCAAACAGCACGGCCATGAAGCGCCAAGATATTTTAAACATTTTTTCACAAGGATTGTTTGGCGATCCAGCAGACACAAAAGTTCGTGAAAATGTTTTGTCATTACTCGAATACGGCGATGTGCAAGAGGCATGGAAGAAAGAAAATTTAAAAGAAATGCAGATGAAAAAAATCATCGACAAGATCGAACAGGGTGTTCCTTCATACCCAACCGAATTCGATGACGCTGCATATTGGTTAAGAGAGCTCGACGCCTTCCGATTGGGCGATAAGTACGAAAAATTAAGCCCCCAAATTCAAATGATGGTCATGGAGATGATGCAAGCGTGTGTCACAGCCGTCATGCCACCAAGTCACAAGGCTCCGCCTGCGCCCATTGCAGAGGAACCACAACCACTAAGTCAAGAACCTCAAGGAGAGATGTCAGGTCTATGAAAGACGAAATTTTAAAAAAAGCGATCAGTGATTATTTTGCAAGCGCGACGTTCAAGCTAACGCCATCAGAAGGCGGAGAATTATCCGTAGAAATGGAAGCGCCTGAAATGGAAGACATGGGAGAAGAAAAACCCATGTCGATGCCTGAGAAGCTTATGAAGGGCATGAAATAATATGGAGTTTCCATCAGATGAATCCGTTTTAAAGGATTTAGAAACTTCAATTCCTGGTCCGTCAGCTGTAAGCACGCCTGAACCTGTTGAGACATCACCCGTTGAAACTACTACACCAGTAGAAACTGAAGCGCCCGCTCAAGCTGTCACACCAGAAGAACAAAAGATTTTAGATCTAAAAGAACTTGTTAAAGATCAAAAATTCAAACTCGATGATAAAGAATTTACGCTTGATGATCTGAAAAAGCACATGATGCGAGATGCGGATTATCGTCGCAAAACTCAAGAAATTGCATCGATTAAAAAAGAGCATGAAAGCTTAAAGGGCGAGCAAAAGTACTGGGATAATTTGCAACACGATTTAGCGCTCGTTAAAGCAAACCCGCATCTTGCTGATCAGTTTAAGCAAACTTATCCAGATAAATTCCATCAATTTGTAGCTGAGTACGCACCTCAGGAAAACCAATTTTCTGAAGCTGCGATGATGCAAAAAGTTCAATCGCTCGTAGAAAAAACGATCAACCCTCTAAGGGAATCAATTTTAGAGCGCGAGAAACAGGCCACAATAGCGGAGTGGAGCAGCTGGGAAGCAGAGGTCAAGAGTCGATATCCATCGGCTCAACCAAAAGTCGTCCAAGCTATTCTTAACCAAGCACTAAGTGAAGGCACTCCCCCATCGAAAGAGCTTTGGGAACAAGCCTACAAACTTAGTCATGACGAAATAGACGGGCTCAAAAAGCAATGGCTTTCAGAGAACGTTCAAAAAACAAAAACATTAAACAACCAAGCTAAAGACGTCAAACCAGGCGGCTCGATTGCTTCGCCTACGAAACGTAATTTTTCTCTATCGGAAGCAAGCGAAAATCTAGCGAGAGAACTGGGTGTGAGTCTTTAGTTATTAGGAGATTAAAAAATGTCTAATAACATTGCGGCACTCGTCAACGAAATTGGCGGCGTGCTGAAACGAAATTATGAAGCGCCGATCTTGGATCAGATGAACAAAGATTGTTTCGTCTACAAGTTCGCAGAAAAAACAAAAATGTCAGTTTCAGGGGAAGCAACTTATTTTCCTTTGAAGCTAGCGAGAGCTCAGGGCACTGGATTTGGGTCTGACGGTGGAGTGCTCCCAAGTATTGGTAGGCCATTGCATAAACAAGCGAAAGTTGACCACAAATTTTCTTGGTTCCGTATCGCTTTAACCTCCGGACTTGTTGCAGCTTCGAAAAATGATAAAGGCGCGTTTGTACGTTATGCAAAAACCGCCGTTGAGGGTGCTACCGAAGATTTCATCAAAGAACAAAACCGAGTTTTGTCTTGGGATGGAACCGGGTATCTCGGTCGCCTAAGCGCCGCGGCAGTGGCAAGTAACTCGATATCCGTCCAGGGACGAGAAGGGACGAGCGAGGAGGGGGGGAAATTCATTTTTCCGGACATGGAAATCGATATTGTATCGAGTGCCGGTGTCTACAAAGCCAACGGCGCAACTGTCACCGCTGTAACGAATCCTCTTTCTACTACTGCAACCGTAACACTTGATCAAGCTGTCACCGCATCAAGTGGTGATTACATTGTGCGAAAAGGTTCCTACAATATGGAGGCTCAAGGCCTTACCTATTCGATCAATGGAGACACTACTTCGATCTATGACATTGACCGAAGCTTATACCGAGCATATCAATCAAATCTTTTGAATATGAACGGCGCACAGCTTTCAATCGATGGCATCAACGTGGCTTTTTTAGCTGGTATTAAACGCGGTGGAGTAACTCCAGGGGCTTATCAAAAAATTCTAATGGATTTCGATACCTCTCGTTTCTACACGAAGCTCTTAACACCAGATCGTCGTTATAATGACGGCGCAAATCTTGATGCAAAAGCGTACGACCGAGAAAAAATCAACGGCACACTAAACGGCGTTGAAATCATGGCCGATCCTGATTGTCCGCAACGTATTTTCTTCATTCCTCAAGGCGTTCTTAAATTGTGCGTTTTGAATGAACTAGAAATGGCGACGGAAACCGGATCACAAATGATTCCAATTCCTGAAACAGATTCGTGGGAAATGCGTATGCGTTACTTCTACAATTTGTTCAACACGAAGCCTAGTTCGTGCTCTGCGATCTATAACTATATTTCCCCGTAATTTAAGGGTTTTTAGATGCGTAGAGAAATTGTATTAACCAAAGAATTAAAAAAATACGACTCGAAACTTTTCGTTAAACGCGACGATCAAGGGGCCTTAGCCGTTTACAGAAAGATCACGAGATCGGACCATTTTTATTTCGATGGAAACACTTTTGTATACACAAGCGACGAGCCGCATTTTGTTTGCAGACTCACACACAATTGGAAACCTGAAGGGTATCCGGTTGATTGGGGGATTGAGCCACTGATGCGGAGAATTACTTCTTTAGATTATTGGAGAGCCTCAGACATCGAAGAAAAAGTTCAACGACATAATGAAAAAGTCGATGAGCTTTTGAAGAAAGATCGCTCCAATATTTTTGATGAAGCTACCGAAACTTTCGCTCGTGATGTTTCAAAAATTGCTGATCAATACAATTTTTCGGGTGTCGATAAAAAACAATCATTCAAAGAATTAGAAAAAAAGAACATTAAAGAAAGGTAATTTAAAATGCCAATAGTCAATAATAGCGTTTCTGCCAACGAGCAAAAAGAAAGGTTCATGATCAATCTTGGACCTAGCTTGATTTCTGGATCGACAATCGTGATCGGTCCAATCCCATACCCATCGGTTCTAACAGCGGTTGCGGTTGGAGCTGTCACATCGTCTGCGACTTCTTCGTCATCTGTTGAAGTAGCGAGATTCATTCCTGGAAGTGGTTTCACAACGATTTCCGGACTTGGAGCGTCGTTTGTAATTCCACAAATCGGCGTGTCTGGCATGTTGAGCGTAAGCTTGACGACCGCAGGATCGACCCTATTGCTGCTCCAGAGCGGTGACTTTTTACAATTCAGAGTCAATGCCGGAGTGAATATGGGCGCGTTTGAATGCATCGTCCAAAAAACTCAACCTCAAGTTACATACTTCGGGGCTACGGTTTAATTAGTTGATTTGGGGGGTGGGGTGACTTGCCCCCCAGTCTTTTCCAGAGGAAAATAAAAAGATGTCGAACACTTTTTTTCAACCCCAAGGCGGAGCAGGTGAGAACGCTCAAGATTTTGTTAACGATGCGTTTTCAGATTTCTCAACTCCTGCGACTAATAACACAGGCCTATCGACATCGATTTTAAAAAATCCTCTTTCTGATTTCTTGGGCAACAACGATGCCCCTGTTTACAGTTATAAAACTCTATTCGTTAAAGATTTAATCTTGATTGCTGACCGAACGAAGTGGCAGCAAAACAAGCCAACATATCAAGTAGTATTCACGGAGAATTTTCCAAGCGTTTCGGCCTACGTTGTTGGCAATGCACGGATGAGAAATATGCCTAACGCAGTGTCGATTGATCTCAGATCTGAAGGCGATTACTTCGCTTTGACGACAACAGGCAGACGCGTTCACTTCTTTACTAACCCAACTGTTTCACCGACTCAGACAGCGACAATCAAGGTCGATGGCGTAGCCAATGGCGTGACTGTAAGTTTTGGCGATAATCAAAATCTTTCAACTGGTGCAAACTTTTACGCGGCTGGAGTTCATGCGACAACGGCAGAAACGAACGACTTACATAACTATCAGCTTGTAACACCAAATGCGCAGACGCTTAACGTTTGGGGTGTTGGCGTTTACTTTGAAAACTCGACAAGTACTGTTCAATTTTTTCCAGGCTCAACTTATTTAGAAAAAACCAAATACACAACGATTTCAGGTTCTGGCGTTTCTCTTCCTACGCTTACGAATTACAACGGCGCGAACGTTCTTGCTTACAAGAATTCGCTTAACAGCTATGCACTATCAGCTAATGATCGCTCGTCTCCAACTGCTTCAGCTCTTGGAGCGTCGGGCTTCAACACCGTTACGGTTGCAACGGGATCCGGAGCAAGTTTCCCGATCAATTCGGGCGTTGGATTTATTAATTCTAACGGGGGGAGTTTATTTCTAGGATTTGTAACGAATCAATCAACTGACACACTGACTGTGTCTCCAACTCTTCCAATGGGAATCAGTGGAACAATTTTTAAAGCGTTCAACGCTTACGGTCCAACTGTTGCAATTTCTGCAACACTTCACCAACTTAAAACGTCGATTGATTTAGGTTCTGCGTTTACTCCAATGAACGTTTTTAGTTTTGAAAATTCTCAAAACGTAAATTATTACCAAGACCCACAAAACAGATTTAGGATTTACGGCCAAAGCTTTATTAATTCAAGCATAGACGGGTATAGAGGGATTTTTCCCGCTACTACTAATGCATTTTTTCAAGTTGAAGGAAACTTCCAAGCGGCTGAGATTGAATATGCTGTGTTTCCAGGCGCTACAGCCGTAATTCATGCAACGCTTTCAATCAATGGCGTTGGAGTCATTTCACAACAAGCAGGCGTTACAGGGCTGATTAAGCAAACTGTTTTCAGTGACGCAATGCCTGGCTGGAATATGTTTAAGCTCCAAGCTGGTGGGAGCTTTTTAAATACGCTGATTAAGTCTGTAAATCTTTATGAGTTAGCACCTCCTTCGAGCATCACGCTCGGTCGTCTTGCTTCGTTTGATGTTTACGGTTCTCAAATTAATAAGAGTGCCGTCAATGCGACTCTCATGACTCAAGGGACACATCAACGCGTTTACGCTGATCAATTTTATTTAACCGGGGCTTGGGCCTTCGGTGTGACCTCAAGCGCTGCTGGTGCGGTGTACGCAACGGGATCGAGCACCAACTCTGCTTTAAGTTTAAGTTACTTTGGTAAAGACTTTGCTTTGATTGGACAACAATCGGCAAGTTTGACCATTGCTTTAAATGGCTCAACTGTTGGAGCAACGCTTAATCAACTGTTCTCTGTTGCGACCTTAGGGTTTCACACGGTCACAGTGACCAATCGTGCAAGCTTAGTCATTTTAAACGCGTTTGATTTCACAAGACCTTACGGAGAAGTTAAGAACCTCCAGGAGTTCAAAGCAAGTTGTGAAGGTGAATTAGCTCCGGCGGTCTACGCACAATCAGACACACCACAAAACCCTAAGAACGGCGACATTTGGGGTTCTGATCCAAAAGCTGGTTCAGTTTACGTTCACATGTGGGGCAAATGGGTACAGCTACAAACTGTTGCGGTTACCGATGATCCAAATGCAGGTATTGGAGTCGTTTCACACGGATCAACTGGATCTGATGCAACCGCAGGCGGTGGGGCTGTAAATCTTTACAATCAAACCTCTTGGGTGGCTGGAACCTCAGATACGATCAACGGGTCAGGCTCATCGCATGGTGATTCAAATTACAACGGCTATCATGTGTTAGTTGATTACAACACAACGGGTGAAACTGCGACGCTTGCGGCTAGACAGTTTAACAGGGCGAGTTGGTCGACGTTTACTAATCGTTCGGCCGCTAAAACCTGGAATCAAAACATTAATTTTAGAGCGAAACGCCAATATTATTCTGCAAAAGGTGTGACTACAGGCGGAACGGTGGGATCAGCCGTTGCAACTTGTGAGGCGTGGAACGGATCTGCATGGTCAACTCAAACCGCATGGGCTGATGCTCTCTCATCTGGTGGGTCTGCTGAGATTGCTGGAATTTTATCAAGTGCTGCCGGACGAAACACTGCGGGGACTGCAACACAAGTTCACCAAACAAGAAACACCGCTGACACAGTTTCGACAGCTACTAACATTACAAACGTAGGGGCCGCGTCTGCGATGTGTAACGACAACGCAGATCGTTCTGCGTGGACGGCGTTTCATGCTGATGGAATTACTTCTAACTCTGTAGCATCTCGATGGAACGGTGGAAGTTTCGCAGCTTCAACCACTCCCGTAGCAAGCGGCGCAATTGCGAAATGTTCTTTCGGAAATACTTCGCAGGCTCGAGCCGTAGTGTGCGGAGGATCATCTACTAACGCTGTGTACGTTTACAACGGAACAAGTTATGCGACGATCAGTTCGATGGTTACAAACAGCTATCAGGGAGCTGCATCTTTTGTATGAACGAATTTGATAAGATTTTAAAAATTACCGATTCTGAGCATGTTGAATTAGCGGATGAGTTCAAAAAGCTTCTTCACACAGAGCTGACCTTCGGCATGACAAAACATGTTTGTCGGTATGGAACCCTTTCGGATGGTCATGACAAAATCACCGAGTCTCAGCGTTATTACCAAGCGATTCGCGAGGCGTATCAACGCGCTCAAACAATGCGCGAGTATAAATGTACAGCTCTTGAAGCAAGAGCCGATCAGATTGAAGCATGGGAGGCGCTTGAACAAGCTTCAAACCCTGTCGAAAAGTTACGAGCAGAGGCAAAAGTTTTAAGAACTCTGTCAACGCTTCAAAATGCATTAGTCCAGGCAGAGGATTGCAAACGCCAGCTTGATGAATTTTTGGCGATCGTAAATGA